CTAGCGGATCCCGTAAACAACTTTAGCGCGGTTTGAAAATGATTTTACCATAGAGCCGACTAACTCATTAAAAATACGTCCAAATGCTAATTCCACCAGTGAACTGCTAAACTCAAACTGCAGATCTAAACTTACTTTACAGGCTTTTTCATCAAGCGCAGTAAAGGTCCAGCCGCCGTTTAAATGCTTAAAAGGCCCTTCAACCAGTGCCATTATAATACTTCTGCCTTTCACCAGGGTATTTTCGGTGACAAAGGTTTTACTAATGCCGGCTTTGGATACCTGTACCGATGCCTGCATAGCACCCTCACTACTCGACAAAATATTTGAATCAACACAACCAGGCAAAAATTCAGGATATGAAAGTACATCATTAACTAAGTGATACATTTCATCTGCACTGTACATCAGCAGCGCACTACGGGATACGTGTGCCATTTGCCCTCCACACTAAAAAAGACGTCATATTACACCATCAATCCGCTAAGAAAAAATATTTCCCTATTTTCAGCCATAAATCAGCAACTTTTACACAAATGAAATAGCAATTTGAAATTGTCACTTTATAATACGAGGCTATGGCTAAGAAAAAATCAAAAACTAAAAACAACGAAAATACGATTGCACGCAATAAACGTGCTAGTCACGAGTACCACCTGGAAGAACGCTTTGAAGCGGGTCTAGAATTACAAGGCTGGGAAGTGAAATCGTTACGCGCGGGTAAAGCGAATATTGCCGATAGTTATATTTTCCTGAAAAATGGAGAAGCATGGTTATTAAACGCAACGTTTCCCCCGTTAATTGCAGCATCATCACATGTAGTATGTGATCCTCTGCGTTACCGTAAACTACTACTTAAAAGACGCGAACTCGACAATTTAGTCGGTAAAGTGGAACGTCAGGGTTACTCTATTATCCCAGTCTCTTTATACTGGAAAAAAGCCTGGGTTAAAATTTCCTTTGCATTAGCAAAAGGTAAACAAGACCACGACAAACGTACAGATGTAAAAGATAGAGAATGGAAAGTGCAAAAAGAACGCATGATGAAGCACAGCGTTCGATAAACAAGCAGTCAACTAACAAGATGCAATGTAACGCTATCTTGTTGTTGAATGTTTTGTTAAACTTATTTCGTTAGACGATGTCATACTAATTGTCTAGTGTTATACCTGTGGGGATGATTTAGGACTCGACGAGATTCTTGAAACCCAAGGTGCATGCCGAGGTGACGGCTGGCCTCGTAAAAAGCCGTCAAAGTTATAGTTGCAAACGACGATAACTACGCTCTAGCAGCTTAGGCTAGCTAGCCTTCCACCCACGTTTCTCCTATGGGCAGGGATTCGGAAGGTCATTCACATTTGGATAGCGAGGGAACCTTGTTCGAGGGTGAACCGCGAAATAGTATCGGACTCGCTCTTTGCAATCCTGTCTGTCGGAGTGTCGAGAGTTAACTAAAAGATAGACTAAGCATGTAGTACCGAGGACGTAGGTTTTTCGGACGGGGGTTCGACTCCCCCCATCTCCACCACCTACAAGGCCCTGTAATCAATAGGTTACAGGGCCTTTTTCGTTTTAGTGACCACATTCTGTCCACCCTCAAAATTTTAAGTCACTTTATAACTCCCCGCAGAACTTCCAGAAGTAACCGGCACTTGTGCATTTCCTGTTATTTCATCAACAACTGCATTAGCAATAGCTTCAGCAAATTTACTCGCCATCGCAAATTCACCATCAAGTACAAAGCCCTGGGCTTTTAACTCTGTTTCTAATTTTTCTTTTAATGAAGATTTACTGAGCGCCATTTTATTTCCCTGAAAAAACGGTGGTTGATACATCCACATGTGGGCTACCTGTAAACGGACAAATAGTTGCCCCAGTACAGATACCTGCCCCGCCATTTAATTTTATAGTTGCAGCGTCCTGGGTGATGTTTGCCGCAGTGATGCTTAAATCTTTTTCTATTGTTTGAATTTTATTACCCATCACTTTTAATTTGTCGTCCAGGGTAACCACCACATTACGTAGTTTTCCAATGGTTGTGATGAGCTCTCCGGCAGTCGCCACCTGCATATTACCCAGTGAGCCGAGTGTTAAATCATCACCGGCTAATAAATCGATTGCACCCAGGGCTTCAATGACCTTTTGCCCGATAATCTCTTCAATACTGTGCTGACTAATAGTGAGAGTGTGTTTACCGAACTTACCCTGGTATTCATCGGCTTGGTGATGTTGTTTAAATGCTTGTTGGTTTTGGTGCTGGTCGGTTTGCTCGGTTGTATTACCTGCTGCGTCTGTCTTTTTACTGACTTCATTTCGCTGCTGTTGTAACTGTTCGCCTGGCTGTATATCTGGTAACGCGTAATCTCGGCCATAAACACCACGGATAATAGGTAAATCGTTCCGGCCATAAGCAAAGGCGATTTCAACAATGGTCCCTTCAAGTGGATAAGCCAGTAAACCTGACTCGTGGCCAGACATATGCACCGGCATCGGAATTGATTTATAAACAGGTACATTTAAATCTGCCTGCAGGGACTCGGTCAGCAGTTGAATATCGATTGCATAACGCGGACGGAATGGATCGGCTATTTGTCCTGCGCTGGCATTATCTCGCACCGCTTCAACGCGCCCAAACTTAGGCAAATGGTTTTGCGTGGCAAGCTCCGGAAAGTGTTTTAGTATCTCACGCTTTTTAGCCGGCACACTATTGGTTTGAGGTTCCCAGTAGGCGGTCATCTCATCGCCGATTAAATCTAACCGGGTAAGGCGTTTTTCAGTTAACTTTTCATCTTTGATTAAAGCGCCCGGTCGAAGCATTGGAAATGGAGCAAAAGTCATATTATCGCCGTTGGCCCTTGATGATAAATCCAGCGGCACGGTGACCGGCTTGCCATAGAACCGGCAGTCCTGGTAAGCACTGATATGCACGTTTTGGTCAGTATGTTGAAACCAGACTAAATCAGGCACCTTAAAAGCACGACCGATTTGCTGCAGACACTGGTATCCAGTTCCCTGGCTGACAAAGTTCGGGATTTGTTTATCGGTGTAATCCACTTCTTCCGGCAAGATAAACTGCAGTCCTGTTTTTTCGCCCAGTGCCGTTAATACTTCCCGCATAGTGGGGTGTTCAATACTCAGTGGCCAGCGGTTACTTAAAATGCCCACATTTTCTTTTACTGTGATTTTATAGTGCCCGTTCTCTGCAGGTTGGACTTTTTCAATATACCCTTCAAGAAATGGCTTTAAGTTACTTTCATAACCGATATCAAAACGCACGGCCTGATGGGGTTCAGGTATAAATGTATCGGCAAGGGTAAAAATCGCCACACTGCCCAGGGATAATTTCAGACTGACCATGTGCGAGGCTAATGTTATTTCCTCACCGGCGATATAAAGACGTTTTTCTAATTTCATAGGCCCGTTTCTTCTGCATCTTTAAGCGCCTGTTGATGGCGAGTATTTTGCTCCTGCGTAGCTTTTGTCTGCTCTTTTTTACGGTTTTCTTTCTGCTCAGCAACGCCGTTATACTCACGCAGTTCAAAAGAAACATTCCAGGCTAATAAGCTGTCATGCTCAGTGGCATTAATACTGCCGGTGAATTTTGCCTGCCTGATTTTTAATGCAAGCGCCAATACATTACCCACACGGTAAACCTGGCGGTTATCATGTTTATCCTTTGCCGAGGCGAGTTGATACAGCAGGGTTAATATCCATAAGGATTTAAACGGAATAATCCCGGCAACGGATAGTTTCTTACCTTTATCCCCCTGCTCTGCCGTATCCGTGCCCGATGACTGCCCGCTCATGTCCTGGTCTTTAAGCTCCATTGACATGCCCACTGTCATGGCGTCGAGCTTTACGATTATTCCGTTTAAGCTGAGCATAATAACTCCTCAAAGAATGTCAGTGGTGCGGCACTAAGCAGTAAACTGGCAATGGTATGTTGATTATTACCCGGTGCCGACGCTTGGCTTAACTGGGCGGCAATACTTTCCGTGCTTCCACTGAGAGACATACTCCAAACGCTGCCGGTCAGGTTTTTCAGTGCGTTAACGGCCTCGCTTATTTCTGCCAGCTTGCTGGCACGCTTAGTAGCTAAGACTTGTAATTTATCAATGACGTGATTTTTATCGTGGGCTAATGATTCAAGCGTCGCAACCTGCGCCCCTTGGTAATACAAGGTTTCTCGAAGAGGGCTCGCGTGTAAACTGCCTGCCGGTTTAAAGCGGGGCTGGCTAATAGATGCAGGCTGAAATAACTTATCCACTGATTGTGTGGATAACGCAGTGGACTGTCTGGCGACTTGTCCCCAATCAGGTAAAGGGAATACGCTCACCAGGTTATTTAAGACAGACGCAAACTGATTTAACTGCGATTCACTGACCATAACAGCAACACAATAAAGTTGCCCTGCAGGGCGGTTTTTATCAACCTGGTCACGCAGTTTAGCAGCCAAACAGCTAACCGCTTGTTGTGGATTAAGGTAAGCACCGGACGCCTGCTGATCACCGACTTGAAACTGATAAGGTGAAGCTGTTAATACTACCCCTTGAGTTAATAACAAATCTAAATCATCGCGAAGCCCTAGCAATGCTTGTGCCTCAACGCTTAACGGGTGGCGCGTGTAATTCGCATCACTGATTAAAGGCGTTAACCGAGCAGTGGCCTCATCCATTATTGTACCAACTTCTGTGGTCACCGTTTCAGCATCCGTTTGAATAGACTGAGCAACGCTTGGCCATGTGAGTGGTGAGTTAACCCAGTTCATGCTATCTCCGGTAAAACCGGCCTGCCGCACTCAGGAAAATCATCTTGGAGCAGGTATTCATGAAGTAATTTACGCGCCATTAATAACGCGTAATATTCCCTTTTGCTATAACGGGTAATGCGCAAAGCTGCATACTTATCTGGAATGTGTTTATCTTGAAGATAAGCGTTTAACATCTGCTGGATTACTGTTAACTGCGCAGTCTGCCACTCTTTTTCTTTTTTAATCCACACAGGCCGGTGGCGTATTTTGTCATATAGCCAGGTGCCGGTGATCTCATCCCAGGAATCAAACTCTTCTCGCTCAAGTAACGTATGCGTATCAGGAATAGGGCCTATCTTTTCAATTAAATAATCTTCCCCTCTATCACGGCTTTTTGCATAGGCCATTTTCCCACGGTGGTCTTCTATTAATACCCACCCCTGCATTATCAATCGAGCAACAACCCCTTCAGATACTTCCGGTGGCGGCGTAAATGTATGATTATCAGGTAAATCAAAATTAAAATCACTGACTAACAGCTCATTGGCTTTACGGTCCCAATAGGATTTACCCAGCTCAATATCATAAACCGTCCATTGCTCATCTTGATAGAGAACGGTTTGAGTATCACTATCATGACGTGGAGGCGCTTCTGTAATAGCACCTTCAGGATAATAACCATCGGGCTCACCGATATAGTGCTTTTGGCCATGTTCGCTGTAAAACTCAAAGAATGTTTTATCTTCAATCTCATCCTCCCATGACTGCTTACCAACATTGTATCTAGCCGTCATGCCCGTTTTTGAAGGTGTATATATATCTTGAATACAGTCTGCCCCCAATGACGTACCAGCCACTACATACTCATCTTGGTTTTGAATCCACCATCCACTTAACGCGATACGGGAAACCGACACCACCGCTGATTCATTAAAAAATACTGTCATTATACTAGCCTCACTATCCAGTTGAATTTACGGTTTTTGATGGTGTTTTCTGTGCTGCCGAATGATGCAATCAACAGGGTATGCGCATGAGAGCCAATGGGAATACTATGCGTATGTCCAGAGTGCGAGCTACTGGCAATAAAGCTGCCACTCGATAATTCAGTTTCTTGTACGTAGCCACCCATTCCATTGTCATCATTCCCACCGGTCATAGAATGTAAGTGGGCTCCGTCAAGCTCAGCCTCTTTAGTGCCGACATCAGTGCTGCCGACTGTTGAGCCCTCATGAGTATGGGAAATAACCTGATCTGCTTCATAAGCAAGCACTAGCTCTTCATCGGTTTTACCGACAACAGCAAGCCCCCTCATATCATCTAAAATACCAGTGGGGTAAGCCTCAGCAGTTTCAGGGTAAAGGTCAACATCAAATGCCTGCCCTTTCATCACGACAAAACCCTCCGGCGGTGTATCCGTTGGCCACGGCAGAGGGACACCGACAGGGCAAGCTGAAGAGCTCGCCAAGTCATAGGCAGCTTTCACTGCGCTGGGAGTGGCGGCTAAGACCGTACTTGTTGAGCTAATGGAGGTCGATAACTGCACCGCTCCTTTTTCTGTCGTTGATGCATCAGCAATTGACAGCGTTCGGTCAGCAGATAAATCACCGCCTCCCAGCAATGGACTGGTTGTGGCGATAGTGACTGTCTGCGCGACTTTACCGGCGGCGAGGTCGTAAGCGGATTTAACCGCACTTGGTGTGGCCGCTAAGGCAGTGCTTGTAGAATCAATGGCAGTCGATAACTGTGTGGCGCCATAAACTGTGGTGCTGGCAACCACATAAGTCCATTTTTCATTCGCAACACCTAGCGCTTCAACGCCTTTGTCATAGGCCGTTTTTACCGCCGTGGCAGTAGCGCTTAATATACTTGAGACTGTCGACACGGAATCGCTCAACTGCACCGCACCTTTCTGCTCAGTAGTACCGTCATCAATTGACAAGGTTCGGTCAGTAGATAAATCACCACCTCCTTGTAATGGGCTGGTTGTTGCAATAGTTGTTGTTTGACCCGCTTGACCGGCGGCAAGGTCATAAGCGGATTTAACTGCAGTCGCTGTCGCTCCCAAGGTACTCGATACTGTCGATACTGAATCAGTTAACTGCACCGCACCTTTTTGCGCAGTTGTACCGTCATCAATTGACAGAGTTCGGTCAGCAGATAAATCCCCGCCCCCTTGTAACGGGCTGGTTGTTGCAATAGTTCGACCAGCAAAGGCTTCACTGATTTTGTTAGCAATGCCGCGCCAGAACTGCGCTAGTTTCACATGCTTACTCTCGATTGACTCCTCATCAATATCACTGTCAGTGGCAGCGTTATCCTGCCGTTCGAACGAAGGGGAGCCACCTAAAAAACGTGTATCGGTGATATTGCCTTCTTCATCAATCTCAGCAATGTGCGTCACGTAATGCGCATATCCATCTTCATCAATATAATCAACCAGATCGTCTGTCGATGAAATAAGTTTAACCACAGTGCCCCACTGACTGGTCACCAGCCCCTGCCAGCTGGCATCCACATAAATTCTGCTGGGCATTAACACATCAATAATAGGCATATCGGTTTTACTAGCGCAGCGCAGGCCCCCTACATACCCGACACCTTTCGTGGCGGTGTAAACCGTTAGTGCATTGTCCGTCACCTCTTTTTTAGTTACCTTAAATCCGTCATTGATAAAGGAAGCAGCGTAATAATGGTCAACATTGCTTAAACGCGCAGCGTCATCGATACCGAACAGGCGTGCGGTAAAATCAATCTGCCAAGTGGATGCATCAACATGAATTTCAGTCAGCTGTTTTGCGCCGCTATAACTCATCATGATTGAGCGGGTGATGGCATTACCGTTCTGCTCACCGATAATCGTTTTTAGTTTATGAACGATCGGGATATGACTGATAGCAGCCAGTACGTCTGAGCTTTTATTGCGCAGTCCAATCCAGTTAAAATCAAAGTCGCCGATGCTGGTATCCATTATTAATGAATAAACCACCGCATTAGGATTGACATAACCTGTCTGGCTGACATCACTGATAAATACAATATGCTCTTCATCCGGCAGCCCTTCTTCTGGGTCAACCGGCACGCTCGGATCTTGCCCTGGTATATTGGCCAGTACAAACTCATCAAGTATAACCGGCAGGCCTAATGCTTCCTGCTCCGCTTTATACGCTTCAAACGCAAGTGTAATAATGGTGTTTGACATGCTCTTCCTCTACTTTGCTATTCTTCTAATATTGCGACGTGGCATTGATGATCCCAATCCATCGGTGCCACGCTCATTTCTAGGCAAACCGGAGCAATCACTTCAAATTCATAGCGCCGACATGTTCGTCCGTAACTCCTGATAATTTCATCCAATAAAGCAGCATCTTCGGTCAGCTGAGAATCATCAACACGTATTGAGATAATGTCCCAGTCACGCCCAGGTAACCGCTCATCAATTTCAATAAAGCCCACGCCTAAACGCTCAAAAATCTGAATAAATCCGGCAACACTACCGGCATCTTTAGCATTAACGACCGCATATTTAACCCGAATACGAAACAGGGAAAGCGGCTCATCCTCAAAACGGCTGATATCTCTGTCCCACGCCATTAAATTAAGCATGGATTCACTGCAGGTTAATGCATCCGCCTGATGCAATGGGAAGAGCAGCCAGCCATTGATTAAACGAAAAAACTGATGAACACCTTTTGATAAAAAGTACGGCTCGACTAACTGCGGTGATATGGTTTTGCCGTCCTGCCACCATGGAATAATGCTTTTGGGTAATATCGGCAGTTTCTTTAACATTACATCTCCTCGCTAACAGATAAAGTGCTTAGCCTCGGCTGCTCTAGCGCGCTGATAATGTCCTGCTGCACTTCGCCGTCAACGATGAATAATATTGATGTAACAGGCGCCATCGCATTGTGAATTTCACGGCCCATCTGCGATAAACTAAAACGGCTAAGCGGCAGCGTGCGGGTCATATCAGTAAAGCCCTCTGTTTCACGAAAAGCAGCACGAATGCGCTGCTCAACTTCCGTGAGTTGAATAATGGTTTCCTGCTCTGTTAAATTTTCAACCAGTACCACGGTCGCCGTCACTTCATGGTATTTATCCGGGATAGCCTCACAAATCATGATATCGCCGTGCCCGTGGTGGCCATCATTCATAATATGCTGATTCAGTTCATCAAGTGTCGCTTGGGGTGTTTCCCCTACTTCCATTAAAATATAAGCAATGGCAGAGCCTGGCGTAATATCGCCGGTGTTTAAAAAGAAAACATGATCGCTTCTAATACCGGCCACACTGGCAATAATGGAGCGGTAGGCATCATCAATATGCCAGCTTCCGGCACTGGTAAAGGCATTCTGAAGTCTCAGTGCCAATGCCTCATCGGTTTCAGCGTTCGCGCCCAGGCGGGTTATCCAGTCAGCTTCATTAACCGCGGCGATAATGCCAGGGAGCTCTACGGGAATAATATTAAAATACCCCGCCGGTAAGTTATATGCACTGCCGGCCTCTACTGCCTGTGTCAGTACCTCGCCGGTAAGTTGCCCTGCATCAACCACCGTGTCGCTTAACACCTGCACCTGGTATATCACCCCGTCAATCGGTAGCGTTTGAATAATTGCCCCTTGCACAATCGTCACGGCATCATCTGCATTAGCTTTAGTAAAAGTGATATTCCCCTGCGTTTTTTCCGCTTCTTTTACGCTGACGTTAAGCTCCCAGGCTTTAAGCTCAAGTGCCCACCGCGCTGCAGTGGCGACAAACATATTCGGCAGTACAAAACCGGCTAACAACCCTCGGACAAGCCACACCGCAGGCGTGACAACAGCCGCCCGTACCCAACTCCAAAACGGCGACATCTGCGAGTCATTAGAAAGGTGACAGCCTGCATCAACCACTTCTGTCTGCAACTTTTCTGCAAGCGCCTCGGCGCTGGTCGGAATACCAGCCTCATTTAATATCTGCTCAAAATCAGCGTCTGGTCGTTGATTCATCTGTTAACCCTTATTTCCCCAGTCGGCCCATATTCATAGGCATCGGCTGTTAATATTATTTCGCCGGCTTGCCGCTCCGTGGCCGTTGCACTACCGGGCGTGATACGAATATCCAGCTCGGTTAACTGCTCTATCTGCACCAGTACATCAGCCCGTAAGGCCGGGTTTCTTTCACCAATTAATTCACGGGCGAGTCCCGACTCCATAATGGCGTGTTTAATATCCTGCGAGATGCTGTACAAATCACTGCATTCCAACGGCTGCTGTCCCGCATCTATTTCCCAGCCGCCATTCATTACTTGTAAATCAATGTACTTTTTATCCGGCATTGAGTTCATCCCACTGCGCTAACTGATCCGGTGTAAATGCATTTTGTGTGGTGATAAACACATCGCCATACTGGCGCGTGACCGTTGGTTTAGCTTTATTAACGGTCGTGACATTGGATACCATCCCTTGAGGTAACTGTGTTTGATTTTGCGGCAGCTGATAAGGCGTAACACTAGGCAGTGACTCATCAGAAGTTAACGAGGTATTTTCAAAGGCAGGCATTGCGTCCATGGTATCCACCACCGGCGACGTGACATTCACCGCTTGAATCTGCTGGGCAATATCAACATCAGGGGTGCCAGGCTGCGCGAACGACGACATTTCAGACGCTGACGGCATCACAGGCACTTCAGGGATAAGCGGTATTTTTGGTGTTTCAGGCATGAACGGCTGTGCAGTGTTTTCCATCATTGGCACAGTTTCAGGCGCCGTAAAAGACAACATGGGAGGCACTTCACCGGCCTTTATCTGACTAGCTGATGTCAACGCAGGCGCTTCAAGCTCCGGTGAATCAATTGAGGCCATGGCAGGGCTTAGCGGGGGAAGCTCTGTCTGCGTGACCATTGATAACATGGCGGGTATCTCTGTGGTTTGCGCTTGTTTTTCAATATCAATACCAGGTGCCTGCGGCAACTCGCCCGCTTTAAAGTCGATATCAACACCCGGCACTTTATTAAGCATACTGATAACCCAGTCAATGGTATCTGCTAAGTATTTGAAAACCGCAGTATCACCAAACGAGGCTTTAAGCTCATCCCACCAGTAAATGGCCGCACCTACGATGGCTATCAAAGCAACAAATCCTGCCACTACCCAGGTGATGGGGCTAGCCCATAATGCAGCGTTAAATAACCAGGCTGATGCGGTCATTAAAATGGTTTGAATGCGAAGCAGTTTAAAGACGCCGCTTAATGCCGTCATTGTCAGTGCCCAGCCGGCTGACATCATCTGCCCGATACCCATAGCAAGCGACAACACTGCCACCACACCCGCAAGGGAAATACCAGCAATGGCTGCATACCCCATGATTTCACCTAATATCGGGAATTCATGGATCCAGGTAGTCAGCACCGTAATACCATCAATCATTGATGCAACAAGCGTATTGATTGACGGTAGTACAGCGCCAAACACAGAAGCGCGCACCGCAAAGAAAACAGCCTCTAAACGTTCCCACTGGTCAGTCATGGACGCAGCCATTTCTTCGGCTTTGCTCATTCCCTGAACCTGCCCTAATGCGTCAATGTTTTGAGCAAGACCTGCGGTATCTGCCATCAGCAGTTTAATCATGCCAACGGCTTCCTGCGTGCCGAATGCCTTAGTCAGCTCTGCTGATTCAGCCACACTGATAGTCTCGCCATAACGTCCCTTTAACTGTTCTAAAATATCAATCATCGGCAGCATCTGTCCCTGGCTGTCCGTAAAGCTCATGTTTAATTCATCTTGCGCTTTGGCAACACCATTTAAAAATGCACGGTATTTTGTGCCTGCTTCACTGCCTGACATGGTCGCTTGTAATGTACCAAGTATCGCCATCTGCTCGTTCATGCCGATACCCACAGAAGTCGCTTCTGCGCCAATACTGGTAAATGCACTGCTCATCTCAGCGCCTGTTGTTTTAAACATCTGCACCGCACTGGCCGTCATGCCGGCAACCTGCTCAACCCATTCCCCCCTCCCCATTTCTGCAGCTTGATTTTTAAAGATGCCGTACATGGTGCCCATGTAATTGGTAATGGTGCCCGTATCCGCTTTAGTCGCGGCCGCCAGTACCCCTGATGCTTTTGTAAATTGTGATAACTCATCACCGCTAAGCCCTGCAATGGCAGATTGAATATCATAGGAAGCAGCGACAAACTCTTCAGCGGATTTACCGTATTCGACAGAGAAATCAAGCGCCGTCGCCTGCAGCTGCTTTAATGCTGCATCGGTCACCCCCAACGATTTGACCTCCCCAATTTTTCTGTCCATTTCAATGGCCGGCATTAATGCATTTTGAATAGCAAAGCCTGCCGCCACCAAACCTGCACCACCACTGGCCATATTAGCCATGCCCTGACGACCGGCATCAACAGTGGTCTGCATTTGCGCAGTGATCCCCTGCAGAGGTTTAGTTACCTGGTCAATCAGTGCCACGGTCATTAACAATCTGTCTTGAAAACTCATTTTTTAAATAATTTTCCTATGGCATTAGCGACGGCTATTTCTTGGCGTTTATAAAGGTGTGTGTCTAACCACATGGCGCGAGCAAGGTTTTGCGGCTGGTCATCCTCATTGGGCAGAAGATGACGACGCAGGGTGAGAGCTTGTTCATAAGGGTTTTTATCAATTCGCCCCACCCGCTCGGTTAGTTTTTTAAGCTAACCTTAATACCGCCCTTAGCACCTTTGTTAACTTCCATGAACAGCTCCATGATTAATCCAGGTACCGTGTCTAATAGTTCAATTAACGTGTCTTTCTGCAAACTGTCGACCGTACGCGTTAAGAAGGTATACGCCGGGGCGACTTTGTTATCCGGCATGAGCTCATTGGTGTAGTTGTTATGGTCAGTTACGGTAGGCGTGAAGTTAAGCTCAGTACTGCCGACTCTGACGACGATAATTTTTTTTGCTGTATTTACTGGTTTCATGCGTTCTCTCTTCTGTTTAATGTTTCATAAATTCGGTTAAATCCCGTTTCCATCTGACGCTCTAGGCGCTCTGCATGGTCTTTGAACTCATCTTTCGTCACGTAGCTTTCTGCTACATGTGTTTTAAACTCAGATATTTCTTTGTTTAATGAAAAAAACTTAGCAATTAATGTGGTCATCAATACCGTGACAAACATCGCCACAGCGATAAATGCTTTGATTACCGTCGGATCCATCACGTCTCCTTTTGTGGCTGGGTTAAAGGCACTTCTTTTAGCCGTTTTCCCTGCAGTGATAAAACGATGTCGTCTACAGTTCCCTGCACAACATCATTGGAAGATAAGCTTTTTAAGGTTTCTAGCCCCCCAATAATCAGGCGGGTAACAAAGCGTTCAGCCATCACATTCCACGCCATTTTAAACAGCATTCCCTGCAGAATTTCCCAGATTGTTTTACCTAAAATAGAGATTAAAAAATGCATATTGACTCCTTACTAATCTTTGATAATGGTTAATTGCGCAGGCAAGCCGCCAAGCTCATTCATGAGCACATCAAAAGCATCGCCTGAATGCGTCACACACCATTCATCATCCAAAAATCCAAAATCAAGCCCCGGTGACAGACAACCAAGCAACTCTGAGGGTTTATTGGCCGGGTGAATCAGGCAGGCAGTACGCAGACTTGGTCCGTCAATCGTCACGCCTAATGTAGCGGCAACCAGCGCATAACAGTCGCCATACTTAGGGCTGTTATGCGGCACGATTAAATAACTTCCCTCCGGTACACAGGATTTAAAGGGCTCGTTATTACGCCATTCTCGCTCAACCATGCGACAGACTTTGCTGCTGTCTGCGCGGTGCATCGTTGAGTAAGTCCCGTGCTCAAAGTAACGCCGTTTTAAAATAAAATGTTTCATCAAATCCCCTGCTCGGACAGCGACTGACAGCTAACACATAACTGACAACCTGGTACTGCAAACCGGCGGGCTGCCGGGATAGCTTCATCGCACAAAGTGCAGTTGTGTGCACTGGTAATAAATGTGTTTTTACTGCTCTGTTGATGACGATTAATGAGCCTTTGTGTCTGGGCCATTTCATGCTCACTGGCGCGGTCTAAATCATCCATATTTAAAAGAGGCCCCGCGTATCATTTTCACTCAAATAGGGAATACCGTTAATACTGACAAAATGCGGACTGGTGACAAAGCCTTTGAGTTTACGGGTGGTTTTATCCGCGCTTTCAGGATCAACACTGATTAAATCTGAGATAACCAGTTTCACGCCGTACAGCTCAACCTTGTCTTCATCGCTGCCGTTGTTTGCATAGAACTGGCAGTCATGCGGGGCAATTTCCCGCCAGCTTCCTGCCTCGCGGGCCTTTTGCTGGAGCTTACGAAAGTTGTTTAAATCCAGCTCATATTCTGTTTCACACTGGGCGCTGCCGTCGGTGTAACCATCTGTTACCCCGCGAGTCAGTGCCACGGCCGATTCATCACTAATGGTGGCCGTCGCCGACTTCACATGCACCATGACGCCAAGAATCGTGACGTCAAAATTACGACCGGTAAATCTCGCAGTCATCGGTTATTCTCCTATCCGTTGATTAAGCATGATGCCCACGGTAATTTTCACCGGGCATTCATAAGGGGTGACAGCCATTAGAATTTCTATTTCTTCGCTGTTAATCCAGGTGATAGTAATGTCCTCATCCAGAGGCGGTTTAATCTCGCCTGGAAATACATAATCACCAATGATGGTACTGACCGACATCTCACGTAAATCCTGGCTGAAATACAGTTTTGCAGAGGCGATACTGCCGGGGGTGGAATTAAGCTCTCGGTCTCCTAAGCGCGCAATAGCTCGGATGCGGACTTTACGGGCAGCCTTCATTGCAACGCGGATATGGCGGATATCTTGAAAATCCCCGCCGGCCACATCAAGCGTGCGCCCTGTTGTCCAGTACTGGCCGTCATAGTCTGGATACCACATCGGTACCGCATAACGGTTTGATTCGAGTGTTTTTAAATAGGCAAGCTCTAACGGCGCCCCGTCAACATCAACGGCAAGCTCTGTGCTGCCTAATACACTGCCGGTTTTAACGCGAGCTGGAGAATCGGCAATGGATACTTCTTGATTGGCTAAGCGACCGGCATAAATGCCAATGGTTGAACTGTCGGTATGTACCAGCGGGACAACCGTCACGTATTCACTGGCCACCGAATCCTGCATGGAGACAGTAGCAGTTACCCACTGCGACCAGGTCTGCCCGCTCTCATCACTGGTATCAATGTAAGGGCAGCAGCAGATAGCGAAAGTTTCGCGGCCAAGTTTGGCTTTTAATTCATTGCGTAAAGCGGCTGCATCTTCAAAGAGCTTTTTATCTTCCGCTGGAAAGTCTAAAACAAAGGCCTCAAAGCTCGATGTTTCATTGGCTTTACTGACCGCATCCTGCCAGTTATCCCCCTCTTTTAAAATCATGACGCCAGCGGTCCAGCCTTGCTTGCCGTTAAGCTGCGCTGCTTTCATCGTGGTCATCAATGAGCACCCCGCATCACTCAGGGCTTCATCTAAATCACTGCTGTTATCAACCATGATAAGGTCGCGTTTTGCCCCTTCGTTTACATCACCGTAGCCGACAAATAAAAAATGAAATTCAACGCCCGGGATTGACCCGTTCATCATATTAGATATGTTAATAATAACTTCTGGAAACGCCATTGCTTTGCTCCTGTTTAACTATATTCGTTACTGCCTGCCGTAATTCAGACTCTGGAAAGCACGTCCCCATGCTTTAGTGGTTCTTTCTCTATCGGCCCCTAAAAAGCGGCGTGACGGTGTTTTTATCTGCCAGCTTTTTTTATGAGGCGGCATTAACCCCCTATCCCGCAGGTAACCAAATGCCCCCTGCACCTCTTCGGTAGTGAAGTTCTCAACCATAAACTTAACCGTGGGGACTCTTTTCTTTCCCCTTGGGGCATTAGGATTCATGCGCCTTGCGTATATTTCATACCCCAGTGCTTTAAGTGTTTTAGCCTGCGCTCTTGAGCACCCTTCAGGTTGATTCTTTTTATAATGGTCCCTATCAGCCTTTGCCGTGACTGTGCTTCCTTTGCTGTGCCGGCTGCCGACCACGCCTGCATGTACCCGGTAATTACCTCTTTTAAGCGTGATATCAGCATGATTTTCATCAGAGCTGCCGCTGACGATAATGTGCTGGCGCAGACCAAGGAGCATTTTAGGCTTTCGCTTAGTGCGCCTTTTCTGCCTTTTAGCCCACTTACTGCCCTCCGGCGTCTGCTGGCGTGTAATGTTCTGCCTGGAGGCTGTCGCTATATTGGCTGCCACGCGCCTAAGCAGGCGCTTTCTCTTTTGTGGGGGAAGCGCTATCGCTTTAGCAATGTTTTCTACCTGTTTTAATGTCTTCTTATTAAAACTAATTTTTATCATGATGGCGTTTGTGTATTAGCTATCACCACATCACCATGCACTGCTGTCCATATCTCATAAGGTGCTAAAGACCAGCGACTGCCCTGCCAGTAAATTGGCCCTGCATCATCGGGCACCACCATCACCGGCTCAATAAATTCAATCTCTAAATGCATCAACACAGTGGTTTCACTCTCAGATTCCACATCAAAAACCGGATCGTTTAATTCAAACTCATCACGGTGCTGGTCGTTGTCCATTATCCAGGCCATGACGTTGGCAATAATCACCGCCGGGTCAACCTGCTGAAAGGGAAACCGCTCAAACGTAAATAACGCGCTGTAGGAGATATAGCCAATATCGTGGCCACGGCCTTGGTTTTTAGCGCCTATTAGCATCTCTACATCTTCCATCCAGCATTCAATATGTTTGTGCTGGCGCTCAGGTGTCACTTTTTTAAGGTGCCCCAATAACCCCTGCAGGTAATAACCGGCATCTGTTTGGCTTAATGGCGAACTCATAACAGCGCTACCCCTGCTCTGCCTTCTCCTTTTATCGCCCGAACATGCTGCTGGCTTTCCGTTAATAGTTGGTCGCGCATGTCGATATGACTGGTTGCAACGTTCTCACCCGCATCCTTCATCTGCGTGGTGGCATATTCAGGTAATAACTCTGATTTTGTGCGGGCAAATACCGCTTTCTCATACAAGATAACCAGCAGGTTTTTATCACCGATTTTCGGCTGACCGACCACGTCCTCGGCTTTTTCAATACCTGTGGCTTGATAAGCTGTTTTGACCTTGACCAGCTCAATATTAATCTGGGCAATGGAAGCTGCGACTGAATAAGCGATAGACTCTTTGTCCATTTCCAGCGGTACACCACGGCGTTTTTCAAAGTCGCCCGCGTTTAAATCCGGCCAGAAACCATCATTTTCGATAACAGTGTCTTGATATTCCGGTTTTACCTGGCCGTTAAACATATCCATTTCCCTAATAAGTGCGCCTCTGGCCACTGGCTTAAGGATTAAGCATCGTCATTAATGGCGTGCTCATCCTCGCCAGCCGAGGCGCGGTGGCGTAGGAGCTTTTACAATACGAATTTACAAGTTCGTGCCGTCGATTAAGGCGCGCATGCGCTGCTCAATTTTATCCAGGTGCGTAGTAACTTGTGCTTTCGGGCTTTGGTTTTCAGCTTCAATTAATAACGCTTTTGCTTTTTCGAGTGTTTCAATATCCCCCACTGAAGACGCCTTGGCTTTGCCGGTTTCATCACGCAGTAACTGCAGACCGGCAAACTTGTACCACTTGGCCGTTAACTGCTCATTGATGCGCCACTCTGTTCGAACCTTGTCAAACACCTGGCTAAAGAACGGCTCGATTGCATGGCCTTGTGCCGACATACGCTCACACCATTTCAATACTTCATCACTACAGAACGTGGCAAAGTCGCGTTTAAACCGCTGTGGTGTATCAAGCTCTCGCTCAATCGCTTTATCACACCAGTTAATCGCCGTTTCTAAATCGTCGATATCAAATAACCAAACAATCATGATGGCGAATAACGGGTTATCAAAACGCGCATCGCTTGCGATATATTGCTCAACTGCCATGCGGTACTTAGGCACCAACACATCACGTTTATGTGTCACTTTGTCTTCAAGGCGGTTAAAGCCTTTTAGTTCTTTTTCATCATTCGCGAGTTCAGCGAGTAACAGGTGCAGGCTTTTAGGCTCTGCCCCGCAAGGCTGATGGTGACCTTGTTCACTCTGCTGTTTTAATTTATTGTGACGTTGACGCCTGATTGCACTGACCATAAAAACTCCTATTCGTCCGGCGGTGTAACAGGCCCGATAACAACCTCTTCAATAGCAGCGAATTTATCAAAATCGCCTACGGCATAACCTTCCATGCGCAGGTATGAAGACTCATATTGCTTGCGGTCTTCTTCATTACGCGACTTGCGCCACTGCGTGCCTTTCTGCGTTAAAATCTGCAGGTTCTTTAAGGAGGTTACCCAAATAGCCGTCGCTGGAAAAAATGGCGGTGTGTAGGCTTTTTTACCGTCAATCGTTTTAGCCAGTGACTGTGCTGCTTTATGCTCCGTCGGTGTATTAGCGGATTCCAGTAAGCGGTGCGACTCAGCCGCCACTAAATCACGGCCGACCAGGACGACTAAATCGGGATCCCCTTGATACACTTCATGAATAACGTTATTCACTAAATCGTTCACCACGGAGTCCAGGTTCTTATAGGAATCTTCAGTCTCGCCGGTGGCATCAAGCACGACAGAATCAATCACTTGCCCAGGCGCTTTTTCTTTCACAATGGTTAACCAGCCTTTGTTGACATCTTGACCAAGCGGGTTATTTTCAGGATCGGTTGTCTCAGCAACACTGGTACCGTTAAAACCAATTCTGAGCATGTCGAGTGCGAAGTTACGCGTAATAGAGGCATTCATTAACTTAACGAATTCACCGGCATTACCCGCGTTCGCCCACTGCGTTAAGGTGACCCAGGTAACCGCCGCCCCAGAGTCCGTTTCAACGAGTAGATAAGTATTACCGTCAATGCCCAGCTGAGCAGTAAAACGGCCGTTCTTTTTACGACCGGTTAAAAGTCCACCGGTACCCACATCAACCACCTGACCGGTAATTTGGTCAACTGAAATCATAGAAATGCTTGATAAAAAACCATCAGAATACTGAATCGCCTGACGCAGTTTTGTTTCCATCGGCGGGGTAACTGAAAACTGTTTCGTTACATCGATAACACCGGCAGCTTGTGCCAGAGCAACGGAGTATTCATTTAAATATTTACTGGCTAATGCATTAAACATTAAATTGCCTCCACGTTGGTTTCACCGGCACCTTCACCACCAGGTCGTTGACCAGGTACTTCGGTTGACAGCTCATTGAACTTTGTTTCTAACCCATTCACTTTTTCAGTTAGCGGCTTAAGCTGTTTGGCAAGCTCGCTGCTGAACTGCGCTGCTGAAAACGCTTGTGGCTTTTCTTCTGCAGGCGTTTCAGTTTCAGCCACGGCTTCGGTCTGACTGAATTTTTGATTTAACTCAGCCAGTAAATTTGTTTTAAATTCACTGAAATGCATCTGCATCTCTTGTGCTAATTCTTCTTTAGTCACGTCGGTTTCCTCTGGTTCAGGGATTGTTTGGTCTTCCGGCAGCGAGCCACCAGACTGGAAATATTGAGCGAGGGTGGCAATGGCTTTAGTGATTGGATTTTGTTGAGAGAAGCATTCTGAGAATTCAATCTCTTCGAGTTGGCTGCACTCAATGTTTTTTTCATCACCGCTGCCTGTTGAGAATTTCAAACGGGTTGTGCCTGTTGATGCTGGGGAGTCCGTCACCGCAAGCCCCATTAAGTAACACGTCCCCTGGCCTTTATAATCAGGATTAGGCTCGATGGAGGTAAACAGCTTCTGCTCATTCGCGTTAGCTTTTAAAAGATGAGTATTCGGCGTAATTTTGGCAAAGAGGCGTAATTTACCGCTTCGCTTTTCAGCCTTTAACTGCTCAACAACACCCCAGTTATTCCCCTCGAATTTCCCCCAGTTTGAACGTTGGTGCTCCGGCCAGATTAATGCGCTGTACTCATCATGCGAATAAGTATCAGCCATTTCATTAATCCAGTTAGCAGTGATAGCACGACCGTCAACGGTTGCCCCTTCTGTTGCTACTATTTTCCAGTCACTCTTTTTTGCCATTACCCTGGGCTGCCTTTTTAAAATTGATGTCAGTCAATGTCTCTTTGTAAGGGCAACAATACGCCTTTGAACGGGGCTGGTCAGTCACGGCGCTTCCGACAAATTCCGATTTAACCGTTCTCGGAATTAATCGGAATTTTCTTTAAATATTTGGGGTTTTTCGGGGGGTATGATGAAGACAAATACATTAATAAAGAGTGAAAATGGCCTATTCCCCGGAAATAAAACAAGCGGCAAGAGCGTTATATTTAAAAGCCTGGACACCAAAAGAAATAGCCAAAGAGCTGTCCCTTGCCAATGAGCGTATTGTTTATTTCTGGGCGGATAAGTACGGCTGGCGTGATATGCTGCGAGAGCATACGGTGGATGAAGCTATCTCTACCCGCATTCAAGCATTACTTGAGATTCCAGAGCCCACTAAACCACAATTAGATTTGTTAGACCGTTTAATCGGTCATCATGTGAAGCTAAAAAAACAGCGTAAGCAGGATGAAAAACCAAGTGGTGATAATGACCATCAAGCCAGCAGTAAACCCAATAAATCTAACCGTGGAAAGTCATCGAATAACGACAAGAAAAAGAAGAAAGGCAAAAATAACATTGAGCATATAGCGACTGATAATTTTAATGGTTGGAATGCCTCTTTATTTAAGTACCAGATAAAAATGCGCAATAACATCGGTCAGCGCATTCGTAACATCCTTAAATCCAGGCAGATTGGTGCCACCTATTATTTCAGCGGTGAAGCCTTAGAAGATGCGATTTTAACCGGTGATAATCAGATATTTCTTTCCGCATCACGCAACCAGGCGGAAGTGTTCCGCAGTTATATTATTGCCATCGCCAAAGAGTTTTTAGATATTGAATTAACCGGTAACCCGATTATTTTATCCAACGGCGCTGAGCTGCGTTTCTTATCAACCAACAGTAAAACAGCGCAAAGCTACCACGGGCATGTGTATGTGGATGAGTACTTTTGGATCCCCAAATTTGAAGAATTAAACAAACTAGCCTCTGCCATGGCGACCCATAAAAACTGGCGTAAAACCTACTTTTCAACGCCCTCTTCAAAAACACATCAAGCCTATCCATTTTGGACCGGCGACAGCTGGCGACGCGGTAAAGACAGTCGCGCTAATATTGATTTCCCCACCTTCAAAGAGATGCAAGGTGGCATCGTGTGCCCGGATAGGCAATGGCGTTACATCGTCACTATTGAGGATGCACTCGAGGGTGGCTGTGCGTTATTTGATATTGATGAACTACGTGATGAATACAGCCATGCAGATTTTCAAAACCTGTTTATGTGTGTATTTGTCGACGGTGCAACATCCGTCTTTCAATTCTCACATCTTGAACGCTGTATGGTTGATATGGCGCATTGGCAGGATGTTAAACCCAATGACAAACGCCCCTTTGGTCATCGTGAAGTCTGGCTGGGGTACGATCCGTCACGTACCCGGGACAATGCCTGTTTAGTTGTTGTTGCCCCGCCGATTGTCGCCCCGGAAAAGTTTCGCGTGTTAGAAAAGCATTACTGGAAAGGCCTTAACTTTCAGTACCAGGTCGCGCAGATAGTCAACGTCTTTACGCGCTATAACGTCACCTATTTAGGCGTGGATACCACCGGTATCGGGGCCGGTGTTTGGGATTTAATCAGTAAAAAATACCCGCGGGAAGCCCACGCGATTCATTACAGCAACGAAAGTAAGAACCGCTTAGTCATGAAGATGATAGACGTCGTTGAAGGTAACCGCCTGCAGTATGACGCCGAGCATAAAGATATATCAATGGCGTTTATGGCAATCAAACGTGCGGCAACGCATTCTGGTAATGCCATGACGTTTAAAGCAGAGCGCAGTGAATTAACCGGCCATGCTGATGCTTTCTGGGCTATTTCACACGCACTCATTAATGAACCTTTGGATTATAACGACAAACCCAAATCAACATGGAAAACCGCCACATGACAGATATTCAAGTAACAACGACCGAGTCCCAAAATAATGAAAGCGTCATGTTCAGCTTTGGTGAGCCCGAGATAATGAACAAAGACTTCACTAACTATGAATACAGTGAGCTTTTTTACAATTATGCTGAAGATTATTGGGAGCCGCCGCTAGACCGAAAAGGACTCAATAAATTAACCAGGGCGAATGCTTATCACGGCTCTATTTTAATGGCACGACGAAACATGATTGCGGGCCGGTATCAAAAAGGCGGCATGACAAAGCAGCAGATGCAGTCCTGTGTACACGACTTTTTAGAATGCGGCGATGCCGGTATCCTTAAATTAAGAAATCACTTCGGTCAAGTTATCGGCCTGCACCCGCTGCCTTCAATGTATCTGCGCAAAAATAAAAAAGGCGATTTCTGGCTGCTTGAGCGTGATGATAAAAAACGTAAATACAAAAAAGAAGATGTGATTTTTATTAAGCAGTATGACCCGGTTCAACAGGTTTATGGCGGGCCCGATTATTTAGGCTGTGTGCAGTCAGCATTGTTAAGCAATGATGCCACCACTTTTAGGCGCCGTTATTACAAAAACGGGCTGCATATGGGCTTTATTTTCTATGCTACGGATCCGAATTTAAGCAAAGAGGATGAAGAAGATTTAAAAGAAAAAATGACATCAAGCCGAGGAGTCGGAAATTTTCGCTCTATGTTTGTGAACATTCCCAATGGTAAAGAAAAAGGTATTCAGCTGATCCCCGTTGGTGATATTGCCACCAAGGATGAATTTGAGAATATAAAAAACATTACCGCACAAGAAGTCCTCACCGGCCATCGCTTTCCTGTCGAACTGGCGGCCATTATACCTAATGGCGGTACACGTGGTGACCCAATCAAATTTAACTACGTGTATAACGAAAATGAAGTGATCCCCGCCTGCCAGATTTTAATGGACTCCATCAACAGTGACCCGGAAATCCCAAAACACCTGCAGTTTGAGTTTGATATAAGCAATGAAATGGCAGCCCCTGGTACAACAAGCTTAAATCAGTAAGTAAAAAAAGACCCCTACATCGTAGCAGAGGCCAAAGTAAGTGGCTACTAAAGACCACTTGCCTTAATGATAGACAATAATTATATTTAATCAAATAAACATCTTTGATTTTGATATATTTATATCTCAATTAGCGGTGATATTTTTGAAATAAAATGAAATTCTTGTTTAGGCCTGAAATTCTCTTCAGGCCCCATAAACACTGGCCTGCGCGATCCTTTTCAGATCTTGCAATTTCAACGAGATCTTTCCTAAAAAGCCACGGAAAATTTAAAATACATTACTTATCAGCACCTTAAATATAAACAAGCGATTTACTGACTGCATGTTTTTTCAAAAAACTGAAATTTATTTCAATTTACGAAATTTTATATCGGGCAAAATAAGCGTTTTTAAGCGATCTTTAAGATCGCAAAGCCCCGCACCATATAAGGTCTGAACACCCGTATGAGGTTACACTAGCCCCCTTAAATTTCATGAATTCAAAACTGAAAAAAAAACGCATCACAAACTGCGCAGGTGTGTGAGGGGTGTGCGTTTTCCGTGGCGTAGACTCTCCCTTCCGTGAGTCCGTCAGAATTATTTATAACATTTTTGGCGCGAGAATTTTGGAGGGTGCAGTCATTCGACGACTTAACCAGGGCGGTAAACAATGATGAGATATCAATACGTTATAGCTGTACATAAACACAGCGCATATCATATACTGGGGAGGTCAGTCAGTGAGGTGTCTTATGAGAATTCTTTGTCCGGAATGCGGTGAAAAAAGCAGTATCCAGAAGTCCAATAGAATATCGTTAGGGTATTCAGATTTATATTGTAGTTGTCATGACCCAGAATGTGGTCATTCCTTTGTTATGAACCTGTCGTTCAGTCACACATTAAGCCCGTCTGCTAAAACGTCTACCCAGTTAGCTTTTGAGTTATTAAAAACGTTAGCCCCCAGTCAGCAACAAGAGCTTAAAGCACAACTTTCTTTGCTTTAATAAACAACTTCCATTAAAAAGCCCACTTAATTGTGGGTAACACTGTTGTTAACGCCTCAAACACCGGTTTGGTAAAATTGGTGGCTTTTTTGGAACAAAAAAGATGATAGCTTTACCAAGTCCGCGTGCTTTGATTTGTTAAATTTATCGCGCTATACCCCAAATTTGTCCTTGAGGTGTTTGGCAAAAACACTGCGAGCCTTTTGATATTTGATTAAAAAGCTGACAAGGACCGTAATTCGTGGCGCAGAAAGTGGCGGGAAGAAATGGAGTAAAATCAAAATTCACCTTTCCGCATCTCGCTATTGTTTGAGCTCTTTCTAATCCTGAAGGGTAATTACCTTGCATATAAAGCCCCTGACTTGCAAACTGGCGAATTGTCCTGTCGAGATCGGCATAGTTCTTACTGCGACTCAACGCACGTGCTGCCCAGCAGTCAGACTGTAGCTCTTGATCCCTAGTGGCCCAGAACTGTGTTTTTCTAAACCACATTCCTTGAGGGGTAACATGACCATTCATGTGATGTCCACACTCATGCGCTAAAGTAAACACTCTAGACATACTCCAGTTACCTAAAACACTTGGATCTGCATATATAACCGGCCCTATCTGGTCAATTGACGCAGAAGCTCCTTGAGGATTACTTACAGAAATAACCCTAATACCACAAAATTGATCCCAACCAGAAAACATAGCAACTTGGGAGTTGGCTGTTGATGCAAAGAAACATGCCAATAGAAAAATAAATATAAAACTTCGAGCTTTCATTTTTATACCTCTATCTTATAAAGTTAAATTAGCTACCACAGTTTGCAGTGGCTCCAATCAGGAATTTTGACTGAGCAACCAACTGATTCTTAACTGGACTATTAGGGATTTGGGGTAATAGTAGCCTTACAGCATCAATTTTTTCTTTGGCTGCTTTACAATCTCCAAAGCCTACCTCCACCTGAGCCCACTGAAGATATGTGTTGGCGTTTGTCACTAATTTTTTAAATTCAATTTCTCCAGAAAATTTTGGGCCTAAATAAATATTGGCAGCTTCACCCATCATTTTTCTCGTTTCAATGACGTTTCCCTTTATCATATATATCCCTGCAACAGCCCTAAGCGATCCGGCGGCAATAGTGGAGTCCGTTGCTCTGGAATAACTCAAAAGATATGCCTCAAGTGCCTCGTCATACATATATGAACTGCTCAGTGCTTGGCCTATAGCCATATACTCAACATCCAAAACAGTATTTTTTCCAAATAAGCTACTTTCTAGTCTATTAATTACAGCGAGGGCCTGCTGGGATAAAATGGAGTTTTTGGTATTGTATTGAGCGGAAAGGGCTGAAATAGTATTAGAATCATTTGCATATTTTTTTGTGATTTCTGCGAAATCTTCATTCATTTTTACTATTTCGCTAATAATAGTTCTTAGCTCTATTCGTGACGCCAAATAGTCATCATGAGAACCTTTTATGTAAGACGTTAATGAAGTAAATACTGTAAAGACAAGTGCTACTAAGGGAATTAATATTGATACATTTCGATACCATAAAAGCTTTTCTTTTTTTTGAGTACTATCTGTTTCTGCTATTGTTGTAATATTATCTTCCATTTTCATTGACCCTTTCTTTATTTACGAAATTTAACATCTTATTAGACGAAATAATTCCATATTTACGGTGGGAACACGGAAAACAAGCAATACTGAAAATTAATAGTATCAAGCCTTGCCTTTTGCTTTAGTAAATGAAAAACAAGACTTGACGCTATTTGTAGCTAATCTCATTTACTATGTTAGACACAATCTTAAATATAACTATTACACTCTATTACACCATCAGAATCTAAAAGGACTAACATCTTATTAGGTGGAATTTTTCCGTATTTATGGTGGAAACACGGAATTATTTACAGGGTAATTTTGAATGTTTTAGTAAACAGTTATGTACTCCCCATCAAGCCCTTCCGTACCAATATTCAAACACCGTTCAACCTCTTCGGCCCCAATCTTAGAGAGGTTTTTATCAACAATTCGGCCCCCAACCTTCAACACTTCATCGACAGTTAACGGCTTTGTTTCAAGATTAGGGATCCATACAACTATTAAAAGTTGTTTTGCTACCTTAATTTTTTTAACTCGCATTGATTAACCTTTCCGGTTTGCATAGGCGTTATAATTAGACTTACTTGATTTGTCTTCTTTCCACCTCTCACGTTCAGCATACGGTAAAGAAGCGTTACTCGGTTTCAACTTAAACTCTGGCTCGGGGTGCCTACTAAACTCTCTTTCCAGCCTATTTATCCGCTCAACTGTAGGTTCCAAATTATGCTTAATTAGGTAATTATTAACTAAACTATTTACATATATTCCATTCTCATCGTAAAAACCATAATCAATATCTTTCATCACCTTTTACCCCTGCTTTTGTCTCAATTAACTCAATATTTTTCTTTTCAGCCCACGCTTTCACCATGGCTAAACGGCTAGCAGTGTTTACCTCAATCGAAAGCAGTGCTTCGTGGTCTACCGATGGATCACAATTAAAATCACAGCCATAGTTATGCAATGCACTGTAACTGGTACGCCAGCCTGAATCCCGATAGCACAGTTTTAACTTGTCCCCACGTTCAGCTAAAGCTTCGTCTAAATTCTTCATATCATAAATACGATCTTTTCTTGATTTATGCTGATGCTCAGGCAAAAATTCATTACTTCCTAGTTTTCTAGCCTTTGCGGGTGTATTAATTAAATCTTCAATGTACACATATGAAAGATCACGCACATCTTCCCAAATATCGACCGAATATAACCCTCTATCTAGATATGACTGCTTCAATTTGGCTTTTCTTTGCCGCTTTATGTCACCCTTAACTGTTGTTTCAAGAACCAGGGTTGAACCCAGTAGAAAACGCTCAAATTCAGGTACTGAAACAGACTCTCCTTTCTGCTTAAATTCTGACCACAACCCTAATATTTCTGCGTCCACGAGACGTTCGCGTACAGTTATTGACAGAACTCCAAGGGAAAAACTGTCGTTTTTCTCAAGAGCCGCCACACTTCCTTTCTTCACTATCGACCAATTACCGTCATGTGTAATCATCGTTAATGAACGGCAAGAAAGACCTTTTAAAACCTTAACAGCCTCGCCGTTATCATTAACTTTTGGGCAATAAGCTATCTGCACAGGTCTATCACTGCGCTTACAATGCAGTCCGCCCATCGCATCAATAAACATGCTCCAGTTACCGGCATCGGCGGCAAAGCGCACCAACTCTACCGGATCTTTTTCGCGCTTTAAGGTGAAAAAATCTTTAATCTCAGGAGTGTATTTTTCACCAGCTTCTTTCGCTTGCTCCTTAGCTGCTTTCACAACAGGATCCTGCTCTAGGCGCCTTGATTCACGGTAGACAGTAACGGGAGGACCGCCTATCTGCTGAAACTGACGAATACGATGGAGCTTTGACCACGCACAGGCGGCAAAGGCCAGCTTGTTTGCAGGCTCACCATCTTCAACATTTTCCACCTGATAACCATCCACATTTTTAGCAATATATTTGGCGATATAAGCAGTAGCACTGCCAAACTTTTCATCAATACGCACATATTTCACACGTTTCTCTATGCGCTCAGTCAGAGGAGTAATGAGCTGCTTCTCATCAAATTCACTTAGCTCTGGAAACCAATATTCCTTAGATGCTTTTCTTACAACCAGCTTATTCCATGCATCAAACTCATCATTATTTGCATTCAGCTCTTCACGGTCGGCCTGGGTGAAATAATCAGAAATAACAAAGCGGATAAACTGCTCTTGTTCCGGTTTAAAGAAGAAAAGTGCATGCCAGTGTGGTGCTGCATCATGGTGGGGTTCACACACTCGAAAGCCGGCTAATTGAATACCGTGATTACCCAACTTAGTACGGACCCGTTTCCAAACTGAATTTAAGTAGTCCTGCGTTTCTCTGGGTGAGGCACCTTTGTATTTGGGATTGTCAGAAACCTTGCCATTGGCTTTGGTTCTGCAGGGGTGATATTGCGAGGGGGCGGTAATAGTGAAAAAGCCACCGATTAAATTATTCTGCTTCGCCCAGTTTTCAAAACCGCGCATTCTTACCATTAAATCATGACGGCGCAGTTCAGGATTAGCAATTGAGCCTTTATATATATCAAGCATTTCATGCTCTTCGCCCGTTACGTCATTACGAACAATCATGCTTTCCAGCATATCCATATTGGCAGCATGTCTTGCGTGCGCATCTCGTAATGCCTGCTGGCTAACGTAATTAGAAACACCTTTGCGAACATAACCACGTACTATCTGGCAATGTTCGCAAAACTGTCTATATGCATTCTCAATCTTATCTTTCCACCACTTAACATCTACTAAACGTTTAACATGACAATCCGCCTTTGCTTGCTCTTTTCGCGCTTCAAAAGCATCCTCACCTTCATTCTCTTCCTGCTCTAAATGCAGACAAGGTAAATGCACGATAAATCCCCATTCATCAGCAACCGTCTGAGTTGCTTCTACACGTATTTTTGGGGAGATGCCCGAGCCTTTCATATCAACCATGGTTTGCAGGCATGCTTCAGCATGAAACACAGCCTGCATTTCTCGTCCGGTTTCAGTGGCTAATAAGCGCAGGTCAACAGGAAAACTTTTAACTGAACGTTCAACGTTTGCAACTACCTTGCGAAACCAAATATTAGCGCTGCGTGCAGTGCCCTTGTTGGTCATGTGGTAATCCCATTTTTTGACATACTGCTTATAAACAGAAGCAGCTAACTCAACCGGCAGACAGGCATTAAGTTTTTCAACAGCAAACTTTTCACAAATACTCCACTGACTTTGAGTTCCACAATGGGCGTTTTCTAATGTTTTTTCAGGGAGTTCTTGAAAGGCAAGTTTATACAAGGCGACCGCCTGTGAATGCATCGAGAATATTCACATCACAGTCAGCCAAATACATCACAGCAAAATAGAGTTTATCCAACACCGGCACACTCATTTCACTCACACGTAACTGCGCCACATGTTTAGGTAAGTCGCCCTGCTTGCAGATATAGGCTTTTTCATGCTCAGGTAAATCATCCCAAGCACCAGGACGAACTTTTAACACCAATTTTTTAAGGTATTTCTTAGCCACTGAAACCTACCCAAAATCACTAAATGAAAGTTTGTTAAACATATTAGCGGCACTCTGAATACGTTTGATGGCATTAAAGATTGCCTTACGCGTATCAGGCTTCATTTCTGACAAAGGCTTATCAGCAAGCTGACTCTGGAACCCTGCTTCTTTACAAAACATGACTCGCTCTTTTGAGGTTAATGAGTTCCACATATTTTCACCGTAATTAATGGTGTTCTGTGAGCTCATCATTGCGTGAATTTGCGTGAGGTGCTGACTTGCGACTTCTGGCGAGGCTACATTGTTAAATCTCATACTGCCCCCATCGCTAAATCTTTTGCATCAGCAACCAGCTCTATTAATAAATCTTCCAGTACCTTTAACTGCTCCAGCGACGTTGGTTTATCCAAATAAATTTCCTCAATAAAAACCACATTCGGATTTTTATAATCGGAGTCGGCAGGTTGAACACGCACATTAAGCTTTTTAACATGTGGTGAATATGAGGTCTGGATATGCAGTACTTCAGCATTCAACATCGCTAGCGTCATAATGGAATTCACCATACTGTAAACCGCCTCCTCACTTTCACTGTGCGTGTTCACTGTCGGCACTGCTTTTACATTCGGCTTTGTACCACCTTTAGCAAAAACTAACCCCATGCCAGGTAACATGGCGCTGTGGTTTGTTGTTAGATTATTATTTTCTACTCGCATGATTAAACTCCTTTCAGTAGTGGACGTTTCAGTGCCGATGATAAATTAGGTGATACCGCCTCAATAAAGGCGCGACGTTCAAAACGGCTCAATGCCATAATTAAAATAAACGGGGCTGTTGCACCCATTTTTAAAGCTGTGCTATATTCGTTGGACATGATTGAGTCTCCAGATAAAGTTATGTACGTGATAATCAGAGTTACAGCTCTGGTTATCACACTCTCCTCACCTTATTATTTACTTCCTAAACACTCCCTAAGTTAATCCCGGTGCACCATTGGTAATGACAAAATCTGTTGCCATAGATAAAAACGGCGCAACACCACTGGTTTTGTTTTCAAGGTCATTCATCAGCATCACTAAATTGCTGACGCTTTTGTGCGCGCGTTCTAACAGCTCGTTACGTCGAGATCGCGGTAAACGAATTTCGCCGCCGTTCTCTAATGCAAGGCGGGATAACTCACCAGCATTCATGCTGTTTTCTAATGCGCGTTTAACGAGTGTTTCTTCACAGCCTTGCGGATCAATCTTTACCGCAACCATATCGAGATTTAACAGTAGGCTGTTAACGATGCAGTAGTTGCCAGTGTCTTTGGTAATCAGTAACAAATCATCAACAGACAGCTTGTGCGTCTGTGACGGGTTTAATTTATTACGCAGCTGCGATTGCCCTATCCCGGTATTGGCAGAGATCTTCAGCATGTTTTCTTTTTCAGAAAAAGCGCAACAAGCCTCATTTAATGCATGCAGTGCAGCCTCACGGAAACTGCCCTTTGTATTAGATTGGTTCATCATTAATACTTAACCTCAATTAAACGAGCACTTGTTGTGTGGGTTATCAGTATTGGCCTCGAGACAAAGCTGCGTCAGCTGCACCATATTGATATAACGAGTGCCGCGCGTTCCATGTTGAATAAAAGGTAACTGCCCTTTAATTATCTGATTGCGTACAGAATCAATAGTAATTCCCGTGCGCCGTGCATATTCTTCAAGGCTCAGCAGTGGCGGGCCAAAAGATAAGGTCATGTTCATATAAGTCCCTTAATGTTGAGGAGAAGGTGAATTGGGCTGTGCTGCTTCCCACTCTTTCTGGGCTAGGCAACGAGCATCGAATATTGCCGTAGCAACATCTTTAAGTGTGACCATCCAAGGGAGACGGTTTCGCAACCGGTGCGCAGGAAAAGGGAGTGTACGCTTAGCTGCTTTTTCAGCTGCAACACGCGGCATCATGTTCAACACCTCTTTTGAGATTTCTTTAAGCGGAATCTCTGAAGAACCAAAGCGGTTTAGTAACTCTTGTTCAATATCAGCAATAGTTGCTGGCTTGGTACTTGCTTTCATAATTCACCTCTGTATAAAGTAACTAATAGTATTCAAATGCACTCAAATGCACTCAAATGCAAAAGAACACCATAACGACCAATTAAGTAACATGATGTTATTCTTGACCCAAAAGATGTTCATTACAAGGTGTTTTTGCATTTATTTACAGTTATTAGCTTTTTATGTGGCGCAGGTGTGAAATGGACGAAATCAAAGAACAAGTACAAGAACAAATAAATGAGCTAAAAAGGCTCACTCAAACCTCTAAAAATATCGACTTGGCAAAATCACTGGGCGTAGCAAGAAACACGATTCAGAATTGGAAAGTTAGAGGTAAGGTGCCTGATTCTGTACTTTTAAAAGCACAACAAATCGCAGAGCACATCGCGAAGAATGGTGCTTCGCCTATCAATAATTTTGTATCTCTCGATTTTTACGATATAGAAGTAAGTGCGGGGCATGGCACGCTAGTCATGCAAGAAGATCAAAACGACTACATAACCTTTAGTCGTAAATTTATTGATGAAGTGATTGGCGTAAATGCAAAAGATGTATTCATGATGCCGGTCAAAGGCGACAGCATGGCGCCCACTCTAAAAAACCAAGCTCTTATCATGGTGAGCAGAATTAAAGAGTTCTCTGGGGATGGAATTTACGTATTTAGATTTGATAACCGGCTAATGGTAAAACGCCTGCAGTTTTCAAAAGCAGGCCTAACCGTCGTCAGCGACAACACCACCTATAAAGAGTGGGAACTCAGCCGCGACGAACTAGCCACCGAAGATTTTGAAATCATCGGTGAAGTGGTTTGGTCTGGGCAGAGGATGTAGCTAATTTATTGCAGAAAGCAAAAAGCCCGCTGATTAGCGGGCTTTTTATATTTGGTATACCTTAAATGGACTGAGCCATTGTAGTTAACAAACGGATGTTTTCTAATCTATCAGGCACTTGAGCCATACTAATTTTACCTGACTTACTGTCTTGGAGTAGCTTCTCAGTAAGCTTATTAATCCCAATCAGTAGTTTCGTCTTTTGTGACTCAATTATTCTTTTACGCCTAATATTAGTTCTACTTGGACGATTCAGTTTCATTTTCATTATCATGTAATTTGTAGGACCAGCTATATGAGTTATTGTTCCATCTTTTTCAACTCTAAGATAATCATCAGCGTTATGCTTAAATCGATCTAAATACCCGATAGAACCAACAAATGAAGGTGCATCATTCGTCTTTTTACAACATGGCCAATCAGATGTTTTTAGTACATTGCACTTTGGACAAGATAAATACAAATTATGCGGGTGTGTTTCAAGGTGCTCAAAATGCTCTTGGGGACGAAAGTGATCAAGCTGCATATTGTCACCACCATACTCCTTTACTGTTATATCACAATAAACACACCTACTTTTACAATCATCTTTTACTTTAGGATAATTATCTCTGTAATTGGCATAAAACTTTTTACGAATATTAAAGTAATCTTCTTCACTACGGCGTATTAATTTAGGAAAGAACATATTGTCACAGTTCCCCTATCTTCATTAATTTTGCTTCAATATCATCAATAAGCTCTTGCTGCCTATCAAGCTCTTCTGAGTTGGCAGACTCTTCCATCGCCAGAACTGGTTTTATACGAACTATATCTAACTCTTCGTATTCACGAGTTTCATCAGCTGATAGGCCTACCTCAATAGATTTTTTCAATAACTCATCAAACCTTTCAGCTCGAACTGATTTTATATCATTATATGTTTGAATATGACGTAACATACGTTTAGAAAACGCTGGACGTTTTTGTCTATTTGAAAGGTCTGCTTTACCAATGACAAACTCTATACTACCTAACAATGGGTCGACACTCGATGGATCGCTGGTTAATATATATGCAGGAACTTTCAAATCGAATGCTCTAATTGCTTCAATTAACTCTGTCCCTAGATAAAGGGTTTTTCCAGTATGAGTTAGCTTTTCATCTATGATATAAGCGGCTATACCTTCATAATTATGTAACTCTGAAATCATTTCAGGGGTTGTTCTCTTAGGCTCTAACGTTAACATTTCAAAATCTTTGCCATATATTCTTTTAAGAGGCCCACTATAAGTATCTCTTGCTTCAGCTTCATCATCTATATAAATTATTTTCAGTTTTTTCATTATTTTGCCATCGGAATTTCTATTCTGAACTCTGCACCACCAAGACTACTATTTGGGAATGCCTCTATAAATCCACCAATATGATCAACAACATGATTTTTGACTATTGATAACCCCATGCCTGTTCCAATTGAATTTCCTGTTCTATCTCGTTTTGAACTATGCATCGGTAAAAAAATACTCTCTTCACTACCAATCTCTAAGCCACAACCAGAATCTCGGAAATTAATACTTAATGTTTTACCATCTATTCTTGCAAATTCCACTTCTATCAAACGCAATTCCCTTTCAGTTGTCTCCATAGCCCATATTGCATTTGTTATAAGGTTTATAATAATACTTTCCCAGTCTATCTCAAAAGCCTTTACGTTAAAGTCTTCACGAGATATATCTTTAAATGTTACCTGCGTCTTAATACCCATCGTTTTAAATGTCGCAGCCATTAAATTGAAGATGTAATCAAATATTTTCGGGACAGATATTTTTTTTCTTGTGCGTTTATCCGGTTTAATATTATTTAAGGCTAGAGCTGAAAAATCATCTACATATTTAATATTATCTTGAATTGACCCTGCAATTTTAGAAACGAGTTTAGTATCAAGCTCTTCTATCCCCATTTCAAAGTCTTCTACCATATCAATGATCTCACCAGAATTTGCTAAAGCACGACCTGAGTGCTGTCTAATTTCATGTCCAAAACATACTGTTAGAATCCCAATAGAGGCTAAGTTTGATAATGTATTTTTTTCATTTTCTAATTTTTTTCTCTCTAATTTTAGCTGCTCTTTATATCTATCCATTGCTTCTTGATGCAAGTCTTTTGCTTTCTCAAATTCTCGAAGACGTTTATTTGCCATTCGAGCTGGAGATAATTCTTTTTTCTTGGTTTTTTTTCTCTTTTTTGTAACGACAGCTTGCTTATATTCATTTAACGCTATATTTGCATCAGATTTATATGTTTCAGTTTCTTTCTCAAGCACCTCTAATAAATCAGTCTCCTGATCACTGACTCTATCCTTATGAATTAATGATTCTAATGTATCAATAACTTTAAGAACAAAAGCCCTCATTTGAAAAAAGGCTTCATTCTCTATAATGCCTTCTCGATTCGCCTGATCATCTAGCTCTGCATTATTTTCTCTAGATAATATAACGGCCCCCATAGCTTGATGAGGTGCAATATTCCATGAGTCTCGGCTTATTGCGGCAGGGTTAGAAGCCTTTCTATAGCCTAAATCTAACCAATCTCCTTTTCCTGATGGCTCTCCGTACGGCCTTACACGAAAGTGGTCTCTATATAACCGGACCCCTCTATTCTGGTCCATGAATTTTTTCCAGTCTTTAACACGTAAGTTTACTTTTCCGAGCTCAACTGTATCGCGAGGCATATAATAAAATTCAAACTCTAGAGGGCCAAATAAGGGAGTATTTCCACAATTTTTTATCCACTGATTCCATTCTATAGGGGGCTGTATAACATCGGTTTCACTCTTGATATTAGTAAAGATTGTTTTCACTCTTCCTTTTTTATCTACTACTGCTTTTGCTTTCCACTTTGCAACATTAAGGAATTTTTCTGAACTGATTTTTATAGACTTCTCATTCTCTCCCTGTACGGAGTTCAATGTAATATCAAAATCATTATAAGATTTATATGGTGAAACCAATAACCTTAATTCATTTTCTAATATTTCTAAAAAATCATCATCCCAATCATCTTTTAAGCCAAGCAAAACCATTCTGGTACCTGCAGAGTCTTTATCAATAAATATATCTCCATATTTATCTTTTACGGGTAGCTCAACTTTATATATATCATGATGAATTTCAGATAATGACAAACCAGTATTTTCAAACTTTTTCCAATTTACTGTTAGTTGTATAGCGTGGTCCATGTCTTTTGTTTTTGTGTATAAAATCACCTTTTTACACAGCCGATCAATACCTAAGCGCCCTAAACCTTTTGCCCCAGTTAGAATTCGACTCAGCTTGCTTGAACGGCCAAATTTTGATTTGTTATCAGTACCAATCTTTAACCAGTTATCAAATAACATATCTAATGTCATTCCATTACCAGTATCTTTAAAAATTAAGGTAGAAGTTGCTTTTTTCCTCAAATAGAAATTTAACTTCACTTCATAAGCATCTGCATCATAAGAGTTTTTAATCAACTCGGATAGTGCAACCGTAGAGCTAGAAATGCTTTCTCTGCCAAGCTGCAATGTTATACGAGCAGAAAACTCAAAAGGTTTTTTAGCTATTAATGTACGTTTCATTCAGCATCAACTCACTGGAAAGGAATTTGTTTAACAATACCAACGGTCAAATGTCGGCAGCGCATTCTATCATTCAAAAAATCATTTGTTTTTGGCGACTTCAGCACTTTAAGTAATTTCTTACAGTCCTTTATCGTTGAACTTTTAGGCCTGATAACTATAAGGTGATTTTCTACCGCTACCGCTTCTGCAGTCGCAATTATTGTAGCTGATGCTCTGGATTTATCACTCGGACTAGATGTTCTACGAATAACAACAAATGGCGGTTCTATGATTCTTCCTGTAAATTCTCGAGTTTCACTCAATTCTTTGAGAGTTTCCCAAACAGGTGCATTTTTAGGATGTACATAAGGGTATCGAGGTCCTTTTTCTGGATCTCTATACGCAACAAGAGGACCAATACAAACATCAAAGAACTCTGAAACAGGAGTATATTCCTGCAATGATTTAAACCAACTAATATTCTCATTGCTTGTTTTCAAAAGCCCTGTAAGTAAAAAAACATCAACATCAGTCTTTTTATTAAAACGCCCAATTACTTCACAATTCCCGATCAGATTATTTGAAGTGTAACTACGCCACTCTTCATACCGACTCCCTGAACGTAATACATCAGGTAAAATAGCACTAATTACACATTCGTCAGGAAGATTACGGATGTAATGATCTAAAACAACACCTGCAGAGTTCACTTTACCTTTTTTCCAATAATTGACCTCAGGTGAATCCCAACTTGAAAATGGAGGGTTCATAATGGCATGGGTGATATTTTTTAATTCCTCAGAATGTAAATACATTGCGTCCATTACCTTGATATTACCGAATTGGCTTAAAGCTTCAGCCAAACTACAGTCTTTTTTAGCACCTCTATCTAGAGCTTCAAGAATAAGGCGCATTTTTGTTGCTCTGATGAAGGATTCAAATAAATCGAAACCACAAAGAACATTTCCCCATAACTTTAGTGTTTCTAATAGGCTATTTTTTATGCCTAATTTACGCGAACATTCAATCAGTAAATTCCCAGCTCCACATGTAGGGTCTAGAACAACTGAATCAAATGTTATCGCATTGCATAAACCTTTAACAGCCAATGAGGATAGCTTTTGTCCTGTGAAGAAACTACCAATCTCTCTCATTTCATCAATAGATAGATACTGTCTCAGGACTTCATCACTATGATCAAGGTCTAATACTAATCTTAATTGCGCAGTATCGGCATATTCAAAGGATTCAAATAGCGATTCTAAAATATTATTAGTGTTATAAAGTTGATTCATAGAGAGTTTATTATTCTGCAGGAAAAGTATCTCTCGACTTTAACATGTTACAAAATATGTAGCCATAAATGACTTCTAATAAAGTATTGATCTGCCTAGGAATTGACTTTTTCTTATATAATATTTTTTGTTTTTTTCTGCAGGACAATTAACATTCAACCTGGCTAAGTTATTAATTTATCTCGCCTAATAGTTCCACGACATCTCGATAAATTTTCAGTTTAGAAAAAACAAGGAAAGAAAACAGGATATTCAGTTGTTTAAATATTAAAAATCAATTTTTAGGATAGAAAATGTAGGTATCCAGTCTTTTTTGTTTATGGGGAAGGAACCAAAACAATTGTTTGGCATCCGTTTAGAAATCCATCAGGGTCAGGTCATTAATCTTGACCCTGTGTCTTTTATCTATGCCCTGTTAACTTCCCAGTAACTTAGTCATAGGAATACTTCCACCATATGCCATGCCATGGCGACCTGTCGGAGTATCATCTACTGTAAACCCATGTTTTTCAAACAACGGAACTAAGTCTATAGCAGCTGCAGTTAAGCAAATTTTATTCAGTTTTTCCTGCTTACAAAAAGTAATACAGTTAGAAATAAGCTCACCAAACAAACCTAAACCCTTATGAGATTGAAAAGTATATTTTCTGTTTTTTTCAGGGATTTCATGTAAAGGATGTGAAAATTCAATATCTGATATATGTAGTATATTTTGATGCAAAACAGCTATCAATAATTCGCTGAATTTTGAATATTTAACATCAGAGCTTTTTATTTCTGTATATGTATACGAAATATCTTTAATAGTGTCTTCACCAATTACTTTAGATACTTCCTTGAATAAATATGGATTTGCAGTTTGAAAATGCGGACCTAGAATCATTGGGTTTTCACTAGGTGTTGCTTGAATATGCTTATCCCAAATGGTACCACCTAGTTCAAACATACAGCTATCTTTCGCTTTTACGATTGCATCAATATTGTTAATACCAATTTCATGGAAAATAACATCATCAATACCTACTTTAGATACAATTGACTCTTTTGGAAAAATTTCATTCAATTTCACGGTAATACTCCTTAAACACATAGCACTTATTAGTGCTGAATCATTCCTTGTTTCCACAAGAAAGTCGCTTATCAATTATTTATAACAAAAGTAAACTTTACATGTTTAGCACTATTTATCAAATAGTTGTACACTACAATGAGATCTACCTATTGTAGATAGGCTGAACTATTCCATATTTACGATGAAAACACGGAAAGCTACCCAAAACAATTATTTATAAATAGTCCATCCCTCTTCGTTAAGCACTTTTAACCTTTATTTAAACGCTATATAACATCAAGGTCACCCATTGATTTCGAGTCTGATCTTTAATTTTTGACCATGTATGTCCACCTTTTGGGTATTGATTACCTCTAAAAATTAGAGGTGACAACTATTCTGACGCACGAGGTACCCCACCTTGAGACTTGATCTTCTTTATTGTTTTTTGAATACATTCCAGTCGATGACTGTTTCTTTTCTCCCACTTAAATGAAATCCTTTCAAGCTCAATAAAAAACTCTTCATCATTGCCATGTTTTTCCCTGATATGACGAATAAGTGGACCACAGACGCAGTAAGAGCGGATAATGAAGTCCGAAAAAAAACTATATGTTAACTCTTCATCCATAGCCTTGTAAGAAATTCCTGCACAAATTCTTTCAAGATGGTTCAAGTAATCAATAACACTTTCATATGTATCAGCATTGCCAATCAAATCTTCTAATTGTTTTTCTGTTAATGCATTTCCATTCGTTTTGATACCAAGGTCTTTAAGACCAGAACACATTTTATCTTCTAACTTATTCATATGCTCTGAATGAATAAGTGCATACGCTGCATTAACACGATTCCAGCGTGTATTATCTTTTATCTGGTTACGAAGCAATAGTATAGAAAACAACCCAAAAATCATTACGAGCGTTTGGATGCTAGGAATTATATATTTGTTTATTTCTACAATATCCATACTTAATCCTTTATCTAACAGCTTTATATATGTCACATTGATGTAATCGCCTCGTTGTGTATATTAATACACAATACACAAAAACATCTTAGACAAGTCAACAAAATAAAACTATTACCCTCTATTACACCACAATATAAATAAGGATAATTACCAGGTGTTTTTAAACTTACAAAAAGTGCATTGAGCCCAATCAAGCACTTTTCCCCTTTATCAAAAAACTGTATAACACCTGTATAAAACAAGAAAAAGAGTGTCATTTATGTCTATTAAGAAACAAGCAAACGGTAAATATCTCGCTGATTTTCGCCCTAACGGCATCGGCGGTGTGCGTGTTCGTAAGCAGTTTGATACGCAGGGTGAAGCAAAGCGCTTTGAGCAGTACACCTTAAATGAAGCCAGCCAAAAATCATGGCGGCCTGACAAAGTTGATAACCGCCGATTAGATGAATTGATTGAACTTTGGTTTAACCTGCACGGCCAGGCACTGAACGACGGCAAAAAACGTAAAAACAAACTGCTCGCTATGTCGTTGTTGATGCAGAACCCGATTGCCAGAAATATTACTGCCAGTGATTTTTCAAAATATCGTCAACTACGTATTCAAACGGTTTCTATCAAAACGGCTAACAATGACCAAACTTACCTGAATGCCCTGTTTAATGAATTAAAACGCTTAGGAGAATGGGAAAATGGTAATCCGCTGTCTGAACTCAGAGCGTTAAAATATAAACAGCCTGAGATGGGATTTCTTAAACCAGATGAAATTAAGATTGTTTTTGATGAGTTAAAAGAAGGCCGTAATTATGATGCTTACCTTATCTCTAAAATCTGCATCTCAACGGGATGTCGATGGGGTGAAGCAGAAGCAATGACAGGATCACAACTGTCACCCCACCGAGTTACATTTATCCATACCAAAGGCAATAAACGCCGGGCGGTTCCAATTAGTGAAGAGTTATATAACGAACTGCCGCAAAATAGTGGACGGTTATTTAGCAACTGCATTAAATCATTCAAAATGGCAGTTAATCGGGCGGGGGTTCGACTCCCTAAAGGGCAGTCAACTCACGTATTAAGGCATACCTTTGCCAGCCACTTTATGATGAACGGCGGCAATATATTGGTATTACAGCAGATTCTAGGCCATGCTAGTATCACCGACACCATGAAATACGCCCATTTTTCTCCGGCACATTTAGAAGATGCGATCAGATTAAACCCGTTATCTGCAGTGGCAAAATGACCATATTGTGTCCACGTTAGTAGCAGAACAGGACATAAGACAACATCACACCGCATTGCAACTCATTGAAAACGTTCATAACTCATTGTTTTAGCTAGGTTGGGCAGGGTTCGACTCCCCCCATCCCCTACAAGGCCCTGTAATCAATAGGTTACAGGGCCTTTTTCGTTTTAGTGACCACATTCTGTCCACCCTCAAAATTTTAAGTCACTTTATAACTGCCCGCAGAACTTCCAGAAGTAACCGGCACTTGTGCATTTTCAGTTATTTCATCAACAACTGCATTAGCAATAGCTTCAGCAAATTTACTCGCCATCGCAAATCCACCATCAAGTACAAAGCCCTGGGCTTTTAACTCTGTTTCTAATTTTTCTTTTAATGAAGATTTACTGAGCGCCATTTTATTTCCCTGCAAAAACGGTGGTTGATACATCCACATGTGGGCTACCTGTAAACGGACAAATAGTTGCCCCAGTACAGATACCTGCCCCGCCATTTAATTTTATAGTTGTAGCGTCCTGGGTGATGTTTGCCGCAGTGATACTTAAATCTTTTTCTATTGTTTGAATTTTATTACCCATCACTTTTAATTTATCGTCCAGGGTAACCACCACATTACGTAGTTTTCCAATGGTTGTGATGAGCTCTCCGGCAGTCGCCACCTGCATATGACGTGGTTTAATTGATACGACTAACCCAGTTAAGACATAATTGATTTAACTGGAGATTTAAATGAAAAAACGTAAAACCTATTCAAAAGAATTCAAACTTGATGCCATTTCACTGGTAAGAGAGCAAAATTACAGTATTGCAGAAGCGTCAAGAAACTTAGAGGTTAGCGCTCAGATTCTTGGTCGCTGGATCAAAGAAGCCGAAAATGATGATGGTCATGCATTTAGAGGGAACGGCAAGCTGACACCTGAGCAGGAAGAAATCCGAAAATTAAAAGCTCAAGTAAAACGCTTAGAAATGGAGCGTGAAATATTAAAAAAAGCGACGGTCTTCTTTGCC